AGGGGATACTTGTCCGTTAAGAAATCGAAGAAAGGACCACTTAAGCAAATTGTTCCACAGTATCAAACTCTTAAGAACAATTATACGCTTCTTTGGGATATGCCTAGCAATCGTGGTTACATTCATATTGTTGCTGTTATGCAAAAATTCTTCGATCAAGCGATTTCTGGAAACTGGTCCTATAATCCAGAGCATTACCCAGATAATGAAGTTCCTACTTCAGTGATGGCACAGGACCTTTTGACTACATATAAGTACGGTTGGAAAACCAGCTACTATCAAAATACACACGACATGAAGAATGATGAGGTTGAAGAAACCCGTCAGTCTCTTGAAAATTTAGTTTCCGATATTCTAGAATCAGAGGAGGAAGATTGTGAGTCTTGTAAGATTTAAAACAGGTTTGGAGGATAAAAAAATGGTCGAATCGATGACCGTTTTTAATTCCAATGAGGTAGACACCAAAAAGCAACCAATGTTTTTTGGACAACCACTAGGAATTCAAAGATATGACTCTTACAAGTATCCAATATTCGATAAACTAACAACACAGCAACTGGGTTATTTCTGGAGACCCGAAGAGGTATCTCTTCAAAAAGATCGTAGCGATTATCATATGCTACGCCCAGAGCAAAAACACATCTTCACCAGCAACCTGAAGTATCAGGTAATGTTGGACTCAGTTCAGGGTCGTGGTCCTGGTATGGCATTTGCACCATATTGCTCACTTCCTGAACTGGAAGCTTGTATGAAGGTATGGGAGTTTATGGAGATGATCCATTCCCGTTCATACACTTATATCATCAAGAATGTTTACTCAGACCCATCTGAAGTTTTTGATACTATTCTCAGAGAAGACCGCATTATGGAACGTGCCGTGAGTGTCACTCAGGCATATAACGATTTCATCAATAGTGCTCATCACTACGATAATTCAAATGAGTGGGTCCATGCTTTGGAACAAGTACCCTACGCAAAAGAAGCAAGGTATGAACTCAAAAGAAAACTTTTCAGAGCAGTTGCAAACGTTAATATTCTTGAAGGTATTCGCTTTTACGTCAGCTTCGCTTGTAGTTTTGCATTTGGCGAACTCAAGCTTATGGAGGGAAGTGCAAAGATCATCTCACTGATTGCCCGTGATGAAAATCAGCATCTGGTTATCACTCAAAATATTCTTAATAAGTGGAAGGAAGGTGATGATCCTGAGATGGCGCAAATTGCCAAGGAAGAGGATCAATGGTTCTATAAAACTTTTGAGAACGCTGTAAATCAAGAAAAACTTTGGGCAGAGTATCTGTTTAAGGATGGTTCTATGATCGGTCTGAATGACAAATTGCTACAACAATATGTCGAATGGATTGCGAATCGTAGAATGAAGGCGATTGGACTGAAACCACTTTATGATATCCCTGCGAAGAATAATCCACTCCCCTGGACTGAGCACTGGATTTCCTCCAAGGGTCTCCAAGTGGCACCACAGGAAACGGAAGTTGAATCATACATTGTAGGGGGGATTAAACAAGATGTTACCAAAGATACTTTCTCAGGATTCCAACTATGATGAATGGTGCGAACAGGCAATCCTGAACGCATACCAGGAAGCAGCAGAATGTGGTGAATACTTGTTTGGTGATTATGATTACAAAAAAGAATGGTTGGGTAAATGTAATGATGATGTGAAATGAGGGTCTTTGGACCCTCTTTTTTTATAAATATTCACAGGAATTCCTGTAAGTATAAAAATGTTAGGATCTGATTTAAAAGCATTATATGATTCTTATCAAGACATCTATGAAGAAGCAGATGGAATCTCATGTGAAATGATTGAAGAGATCGTAGAAGAACTTGTTGAAGAGTGTGTGGAGTTTGGATACACTCTTGATGAGGCAGCCACTGCTGTAGAGAACGCAGCGTTTTTATTCATCGATGAGGCAAAAGTCACTTATGGTAGTGATACTGAAAGCCCAGAGCAAAGACGTGAAAGAGCAAAGACTAAGGTTGGTGAAAAGAAAGCAGCAGCCCGTAAAGCAGCAGTAAAGACCGCTGTAGGACGCGCTAAGGCAAAGGCAGCAGGTGCAGCTGCAGGTGCTAGTATCGCTGCCTCAGTCGCTAAGGACACCGCTAGAAGAGCAGCAAGAACTGCCACTCACAAGATCTCCTACGGCGCTCAGAAGAAGAAAGAGCAAGTCAAGAGTGGTGTTAAGAGTCTGATTGGAAAGGGTCTCCGTAAGGCAGCAGGGGCGGTTGGAAAGGTCGCTCAGAAGGCAGCAGGAGCCGCTTCAAGACTTGGTGAAGATGTTCAGCAAGTTGATGAGATGGCACCACTAGTAGGTCTTGGCGTTAGAGCAGCTCTTGCTGCTGGGACAGCTCTTGCTGGCAAACAAGTTTATGATAAAGCAAAAGGCGTTGCTGGTAAACTACAACAGAGAAATCAACAGACTCAGAAAGCAATTGATAGTCTGAGAAATTCTTTTGAACCAGAAGGTAAAATGGTTGATGAGGCAAGTTTTGATATTAATCCAGCAGGACATAGACAGCAGCAAAAAATTAATAAAGCAACTGAATTAAGAGATAGAACTTCTGGTCCAGAGTCAGGTGCTGCTGGTGCTGCGATTAAGAGGATGGGTGGTTCGGGAGCATCTCTTCCCGTTCAAAAGGCACATTATGAAATGGATAATTGGGATTTAGTTCTTGAATATCTCATCACCAATGGACATGCCGATACTAATGCTGAAGCACTATATGTCATGTCTCAAATGAATGAGGAGATGGTTCAGTCTATTCTTGAGCAAGAAGTTCCAATGAATACAGCACAAAAAGCAACTTGGGACAAAGGACAAAAGTTAAAGGACCCTAGAGCACAAAAAATCTATGATCGTATGACTGGACCAAATCCAGTAAAACTTCCTCCTGCCTGATCTCAAATTATTAAACTTAAAAAATGGGGGGATTGACAAACCCCCTTTTTTATTGCTAGAATCGCTTTGCTAGCGTTGAAGATAAATAATAGCTCATAAGATACTTTAATATGAGTTATGAAAATCCCTGGCTCTACAATGGGGAAGTATTTGATTCAGATCATATTCAAGATCATTTTGGTTTTGTTTATCATATACACTGCGATAAAACTGGTCGTAGTTATATTGGTAGAAAGTATTTCTGGTCTTTCCGCACACCAAGAGGAAAATCTAGAAAGGTTAAGTCAGAGTCCGATTGGAAAGCATATTACGGCTCCTGTCCTGAACTCAAAGATGACGTTAAGCTTTGGGGAAAAAATTTGTTTAGCAGAACAATCCTTAGCCTCCACAAAACAAAAGGACAATGCAACTACGAAGAAACCAAACAGCTTTTCCTAAATAATGTGTTGATCGAGTCTCTTGACGATGGAACGCCTGCGTATTACAATAGTAATATCCTAGGACGCTATATGCGAAAAGATTATGGAAACTTTGGAAAAGACTCTTCGCCAAACACATGATTGGGCAGTTGACCGCATTCATACTCTCTGTGAAAAGAACATTGAAGATGCCCATGCGATTCAATCTGAATTTAGTGAATGGTTGAATCCAGAAATTCTAGATCATGATATTTTCTCATTAGAGTTCATAGGAGAGGGAGATGACACTAGACCTTCACAATTTTTTTAAATTTTACGACGAAAAGAATTCAAACCATGTTGCAGCAGTTCAATGGTTAGAGGATAACCTACCTGCTGAGTTTCTGGATGATGCAGAAACTGATTGGATTGGAATGTATAGAACCAAGCCACCTACACCTGCTGTTCTAGAAGTTCCTTATTTCAACCAAGTAGATAACTACAGAGATGCACATAGAACTTGCAATAGTTCATCGTGTGCAATGTGCTTGGCATTCCTTAAGCCAGGTTCAATTAAAGGCGATGACGAATACGTTAAGAAAGTATTTGCGATTGGCGATACTACGGACCATGCGGTACAAACGAAGGTACTTGCAGGTTATGGAGTTAAGTCACACTTTAGTTACAATCTTTCTTTTGCTGACGTTGATAAAAGTCTCGATGCTGGGAAACCTGTTGTTATTGGTATCTTGCATAGGGGTTCTTTATCTGCTCCTACTGGTGGGCATATGTGTGTCGTCATTGGTAAAACCCCAGACGGAAAGGGATATTTTGTAAATGATCCTTATGGTTCATTAAATGATAATTATACTGGTCCAGTAACAAATGGTAAGAAGACCATTTACACCAAAGCAGTTCTTAAGCACCGCTGGTGTCCAGGAGGAAACGATGGATGGGGAAGAATTTTCGATTAATTTTAAGAGGAAGATCTTACAAAGAATTAAAGATCTGACAAATCACGGCAAGCACGTGGAAGCAAATCAACTTTATCAAAAATACTTCGGAGGCAACAATGGCAAAAATTGATCTACATAATTTCTTTCAGTTCTATGATGAAAGAAATCCAAATCATGTCAAGGCAGTTCAGTGGTTAGAAGATAATCTACCAGTTAAATATCTGGAAGATAATGCTGATTGGGCGGAGATCTTTCGCGGAAAAAAGACTAGTGCTGCACCAGTGACCCCTGCTGCTGCAGCTCCTGTAACAGGTGGTGATGATGTCCCAATGATGGGCATCAAATTAATTAAGGAGTTTGAAGGATGTCATCTTAAGGCATATCCCGACCCTCTCACGGGTGGACTTCCAATTACAATCGGTTGGGGTTCCACTCGTAAGAAAGATGGTTCACCATTTAAAATGGGTGACACATTAACACAGGCAGAAGCAGATGCACTTCTCATTGAGCAGTGCAAGAAAGAGTTTCTTCCTGCACTTCGTAAAATACCTTTTTGGGGAGAAATGTCAGATGGGAAAAGAGGAGCTCTGCTCAGCTTTGCTTATAATCTTGGTGCCGGTTTTTACGGTGGTGATAACTTTAATACTATTACTAAACGCCTGAAGAATAAAGAGTGGGACCAAGTTCCTGATGCTTTATTCCTTTATCGCAATCCTGGTTCAAATGTAGAAGCAGGACTTGCCCGTAGAAGAAAAGCAGAAGGTGAGTCCTGGAAAAAAGGATAAATAGTGTGAAAATTATTTTCTATTAAAAATTATGGCTACGGAAGAACAAACATCTCATATGTTAAACCTGTATAATCAGGCAAAACAATTGAGTTCTGATTTGGCAAACTTACAGGAGCAATCATCTTCTAAAAGAGATTTATTTTTGAAAGTTCAAGGTGCAATCGAATATTTGAATCAAATTGGAGTTCCTATTCCAAGCGAAGCACCTGCAGAAACTGAAGAACCTGTAACAGAAGAAGCAGAAACAACAGAAGAGTAATAAATAGTTTCAACCATTGAGTTGAAAACAACTTCACCACAGTGAGTTGTGATTTGTAGGTTCTAGGGAATCTCAAACCACAAACTCACTGTATTTTTATGTCCACCTTAACGCAAAAGGCGCTGGCTGCAGCGTCTGCGCTTCTTCTTGGAGTGCCAACAGCAGCATTAGCACACACCAACTCTATAGGATATGTTGGTGGGGGCAACGGGTCAGTTACATTCTGGTATGGTAACTGGCATCCAGGAACTAACTTTAATGAAGGAACTTTAACCTTACAAGGTATCAACGGAACTGCTTTTTCTGCGACAACTGTAAACTGGTCTTTACTGTCAGCAACAACACCAGACGGATTGATTCCTGGAACAAATTATTTTACTTCCAATGGTTCTACATTAGTTCCCTATGATACCAACATACAAACATCATATGCTTGGCAAGGTGTAACTTTTACTGGACTTTCTGCTGGTGATTATCAATTCACATATAATGCTGCTGGGTCTCCAACAGTCAACTGGATGCCTATGGATAGTGTGATTCTTTCCAGCACCGTAAGTCTTTCAGCAGCAGCACTTTCTGGTGATGCTAACCAGAATGGTGTTCTAGACATTTACGAAACTGGGGGAACACCAACTCTGGTCAGTTCTAGCACAGTTAATAATGTAGTTTCATCGGTCGCTGTTCTTGCTCCAGTATCCGCAACAACTGTTATTCACGCAGCAACAGAAGATGATGGAAGACAAAGAGTTAATCGTCACACTCAAACTGATGTAACAACCACTTCTGTTACAACCACCACCACAACACCAGTCACAACTGATACTTATAGTGATAACTCAACTGTTGTTACAAATGGAACTGCTGTTGTAACCACATCACAAGCAAGCACAGTTGCGACTTCACACGAATATGCTGACTTCTATGGTCGTGTAGATCAGCACGAAGTTATGGATAAGATGGGTGAATCATTACAAGGACTTCTCAACCACGAACCATCTCAATCAAAAGAAAAGGTTAGAGTCTTCAGCAAGAACTACTATGCCTGGTCACAAGGGGAGAATGGATACTCTGGAACTTCATTCATCTATGGTGGTGGTGTAGAAATTGATATCAAACCAACCTGGACGATTGGTGGTCAGTATAATAATGTAACTCTGAATCTGAATGGTTCAGATAGCACTTCCAAACTGATGAAGGGTCACTATGGTGTCTTCAATATGTTCAGAGGTAATACTTTATCACTTCTGACGAATGCTGGTCTTGCTCAAAACAACTACAATGTTTCCAGAAATGTTGCTGGAGTTTTCAATAACGAAAGTCAGACTGCTGGACAAGAATGGTGGGTTAGCAACAGAGTATTCATTCACGCTCATAAGAACATAACTCCTTTCGTTGGGCATACTATTCGCAACTATAAGAGAAACGCATTCACGGAAACTGGTTCATCACAATCAGCAAGAAGTGTTGAAGGTGTCAATGAAACATATAATGTTGGTGAAGCAGGTTTAAGACTTGAAACTCGTTTCGGTGGTAAGAAAAAGAACTTGTTTGGTGTAAGTGTTGAAGGTTCTTATGCAACTGATAATGCGATTGAAGCATCAGCAACTCTTGACTATAAAGAAATCGTCAGCATTCAAGGAGTTCATCAGATTAATAATGGTGTGAGCAACACAGCAGTGTCCGCAAATGTTAAATTTAGGTTCTAATTCCTAAATATAAAGGATATCATCACACGGACTGATGACTAATAAGAAAAACGAAAATGCTATGGGACAACTAATTCGTATATGTATTTTGGGTTGGTCTGCGGCTCTCCTTACTGCAAGTTATGCTGGTACTCTATCTAAGATGGACCCAACATTCATTGCAACAGTCTTCACTGCATCTGCTGCTACTTTTGGCATCAATACAATGAAAAAAGGTGGTGATGAAGAAGATGAAAAGAAAGAAGAACCAAAAAGAGAGGAGTTTGTAGAAGCTCCTCCAGAACCACCAGCACCTGAAGAAGTTGCTGCAGAACCAACTCTTGAAGCAAGAGTAGAAGCTCTGGAAGAAGGACAAGTTCAACCACGTACTGGTGGAGCATAATGGCAAAGTCCGCAAACAAAGGTAAGAAAGGTTCTGGTGGAGCAGGTTCTGCTAATAATAAAAAGCAGAATTCTGGTAATGCCAACGCTAACAAAGCAAAAAATGGTGGCAAGAAAAAATGAGGTATTATGCCAAGAGAATGGAACACTCCTATTCGGGAACCCTGGAACCCGATAATTAAGAAGTGTCTGGATGCTGTCGATGAACATATGCGACAGCATCTCATGACAGGTGATGAGTGGCATCTCTCTCAAGCAGAAACCTTAAGAAAGTATGTAAAAGACCTAAAAGTGTGGATACATAAAGAAGAAGGTTGGTG